CGGCCATTGCGGACTCCCCGTTTTGTTCTTCAACGAGGAGTAAGACTTCATCATGCACGCTGTTAATCACTTCGTAACCGGCTTTATCAAGGTTAAGCATAGCCACGGCAAGAAAGTCCCGAGCGGTGCCCTGTACCGCGGACTGGAAGATACTACTGCCGATGATGGCGTTCCTAGTCCATTGCCGGCTGTAGGTGTTCTGGCTGTGGACCGTAACGCCGAGCTTTTCACTCCCCCAGGGTGTGGTGAGCAACTCGAGCTGTGGCCTCTGCCAACAGATAAGCCTGCCACTCGGTAGGCGCATCCATAGCGCACCCTTCGCGCACTTCAATATAATCTTAGCGCCCGCTGCGAACGGCGACCCTGGGTTCTCCACGGCCTGGATCGCCGCGCTCTCGCACGCCCCCCATAGCTCCTTGACCATTACGTACGAGCCACGGTAGTTATCTACCGCATTCTTTGCCTGCGCCTCCGTGAGCTTAACCCCCATCCCATCCGCGTATTTGACTAGGCCCTTAGCGCCCTGACCAAACATCGCGCCCAAAACTGCCGACTTAGCAACCTGTCTTTGATCCTTCGTAACCGCATCATACGGGACTCTGTATAGGGAGGTGGAGGCGAATGTCTTGTACTCATCTAATCCCTTTCTAAACATCTCGATCTTATCTTTTTGTCCGGCTAGCCAGACACCTACTCGGTTCTCAATAGACGAGAAATCAACGTCCACAAAGGTTTTTCCATCCGGCGCCTTGATTCCACTTCGAACAAGAGAGGATAGCTCTCCCATGCTACCAGTCGCCTGATCAAAAACTCGAGGTATACATCTCTCAATTTCTTCATCGGATAGATTAGGCCGAGCGATATTCTGTAGGTTAAGTCCACCACGAGAAGCCCAACGCCCAGTGCTAGCCCCGTGATAGACAAGCGTATTTCTGATCCTGCCATCTCTTTGTACCTCCAACATTTTAGCGTACTTAGCCACGCTAGTTTGGCTACCATCCTGTCTTAGCTCCAGCGCTTTTTTTACGCGCGTGTGAATGCTGCACTGCAGCATTTTTGAGACGGTCTCGGCGGTCAGGTCGTCCAACCCGGCGCCCTGGGCGTTGAGCCAATCTAAGAGCTTTTGACGCTCGCTTGGCTTACAGCCGGTCAACTCGAGACATTCCCGGTCTATGGCTGCCTGCGCCCTTTGGACTGCCAGGACGGCATTTTGGAGCTCCCTAGGGTCCACAGGAACGCCTCTTGTATTGATCCGCTGGGTGAGGGTCCAGACTGCCTGTTCGACGTCTTCTAGGGGCCTTAAAACGGCTCCTAGGGCCATCTCCGTGCGTACGTCTTGGGCACAGTAATCAAAGAGCTGCTTTAATAGCTCGGGGTCGTCATTAAAGCCACCCTTGCTATTGGGTTTACAGAGCTTTTGAATAAGCCTCTTGCCAATGGGGTCTTTCTGGTACTGGGCGTCCATAAAGGCGCCGGCCTCATCCAAGCCCTGTGGTATGTTATTGGCCGCGGCTACGGCCATGGTGTCAATACACTGCTCGAGCTTTAGTCGTGGCCACCCGTACTTAGGTACGCATACACAGTTCCAGATCGCGTACTCAAACATGGCGTTCCAGGCTGCTATTTTGCCGCCGTTGCGTACATGCTCTAAAAGGGTATTTAGTGGTTGAAGCGCTTTCCAAGAAAGCGGTAGAGCGACAATTACATTGTCAGGTTGGGTGCCAAACGCAATACACAGGACTTCTGTGGTTTCATGGTTGGCGTAGTTGTCAAGGCCTACCTCTGGCAGGTCTGCCTTACTGCGTGTCTCAAAGTCAATCGAATATATCATAGCGCTCCTTAGGCTGTCCGACGTATCGGCAATTATACTAATGCAAAAAAGAGGGGAGCCGAAGCTCCCCAAATCACCACCATGTGAAATTACTTACGCCACCGCCAGGCGATGCTCCAGTTAAACAAATTGAGCGGTGGGCACTTCCAAGGCTCAGATCTCACACGATCCCGCGCTACATGCTAGCTGTTGCGCGCCCTCGACGTTGTCTGTGACTTCTTTGAACTCGTTCCAGTTGATCGTTGGGACCTTGGCTTTGAGCTCGTTGTACTCTTCTTCGGTGCACTCTTCGTACGGGGCTTGGCGGTAGGTGCCGCCGTCGTACGGGAGGTACGAGACCCCTGAGATTTCGCTGAAGTTTTCCCAGGTCCACGCGCCGACTGTTGGCCAGTCTTTTTCTTCGACGGAGATCGTGACGCTGGGTTTATGCTCACACCAGTGTCGTTGAAATGTAAGCCATAGGGCGAGATGATCCATTGGTGTGACGTCGGATCTTGTGATTCCTGCTGGGGCTTTTTGCGGAAAACTGAACACAATCGTTTGATCAGGTTTGTAAACACATGGCTCATTGGGGATCCCTTGTTGAATTAAGAACTGTGTAAGAGGGTCTTTTTTATCGCCTCTAACTCTGCGGATATAGAACTTACTATGTCTTGGGTGTATTCCAGATGCGCTATCAACAAGTTGGCTGACGGTTCCGGATGGTTTAACGCAAGTGATCGCAGCACTCTTAGGTATTCCGAGCAGAGCTGCGTATTCCTCATTGGCTCTTCGAGCCTCCTCTCGAAGTCGTGATAGTAACTCATTTAATTTATCTCCCTGTGTTGTTAGTAGAGGGTTGTCGTAAATGCCTGTAAGCGACACTCCCAACAATCTCTCTTCCTCGGTGTTACGCTGCCACACTTTGCGCAGATACGGAAACTTTGTAAAAGTGGCCTGGATTGTGCCAAGAATCGAAGCGATTCGTACTTTTCTAAGAAGCGTTTCCTCAGTGTCGTCATGTCTTACCACTGCCTCCGTAAGGTTACAAAATTGGTAGGGCCGAAGAATAATTTCTGAGCAGGGGTTAGTTCCGAACTCAAAGTTAGGATCACGGTGTCCGTACTTAGCAACGGTATTCTTGGCAGCCTCACGGTTAAATATGCCACGCTCTCCGCTGTGTGAATTGTATAGAGATAGCCACTCTTCCATAAACTTTCCAACGGTAGGAGTCTCATTATACACCGCGCTATTATTGGCGAGCGCACGGTGAGGTGCAGTCTCCCACCAGGGTCCAGCTTTAGCATGACGGATCCTTTCATCGTCAAGGTCAGACAACGAGATCATTGCCGAGCGGCGCACGCCACCCACGACAACTACCTCACCAATTTTACACATCAGGTCGTGGCACTCTAACGAGTGCAGACGACGGCCGGCCGCGTGCTTAAACGTGTTGACCGCAAACTTAAACAGGTCGACTAATGGTTCCGGCCCTGAAGCTCTTCCGCCAAATGTTTTGAGTCTTGCTCCGGCAGGTCGGATGGAAGAGACGTCCCACTTAGGGATCTCGCCTGCGTAGAGATGTGCAATGAGCAGGCGGAGTGATTTTGCCCATCCTTCTTTGGAGTCGTGGACGACGATGGTGTGCTCGGAGTCAAATAGTTTTTCAGGCACTTCTGGCAGATTGGATATGTACTTAGCCTCCACCGAAAATCCGACTCCTGTACCGCAGAGCAATATGAACATTGCCTCATCGAACGACTTGGGGTCATCCACCGGGAGATACGAGCAATTATAGACACAGGTGTTATCACGATCAGCACTCTTTCCTGCCGTCATCATGGCGCGCATGGACGGCATCAAATCTAGGTTATGGATAGCATCAAAAATTTCATTTCGTAATTCTGTTTTATCTTTTATCGCCGGTGTTCTACTAAAAATATAGTCTACGTAGCGATCTACTGTCTCCGCCCAGGTCTCTCGGCGTTGCTTGTCATCTTGAAAGCGGGCGTATCTACTGGCGGCAATGTATTCTTGGTACTGATCCATTTATTGTTCTCTATGTTGTATGGGTTGATGAAAAAGGGAGGCCGCAGTTTCTACGGACACTCCCTCGCGCTACTATACTACTTAAGCGTTTTCTAAGTATGCGTTAAGCGTCTTAGTAAACTTATTGGCGTGGCTGCGTTCAGCCTTTGCCAACGTCTCAAACCAGTCGGCGATCTCTTCAAAGCCTTCGTCGCGTGCGACCTTGGCCATGCCGGGATACATATCGCTGTACTCGTGTGTCTCACCAGCGATAGCCGACTTCAATGCCTCTTCAACGGTTTTGGCGGGCAAGCCAGTCTCAGGATCACCACTACCGCCGGCAATCAAATACTCCATATGACCGTGGGCGTGGCCCGTCTCACCTTCCGCCGTTGAGCGAAATACCGAGGCTACATCGTTGGCGCCTGCTACGTCTGCAAGGTTTGCAAAGTAGAGGTAACGACGATTAGCTTTGGATTCGCCGGCAAATGCTTCTTTTAAGGACTGTTCAGTCCTTGTTCCTTTTACTTGTTGTGGCATATTTTCCTTATACGGCAAAGTCTGCTGCTGCGGTAGTACTGCCGCCTAACTTCTCGCCGTCTTCTAGTTTTTGAACATTGTTCAAACCACATGCGATGCCCTTAGAACCCTGAGCATTGTATGGGTAGAACGTGATTGATGCGCGACCATAACACCCGCTATAGAACTCACTTGTGTCAATGATCGGGTTCAAGTCGGCGTCAACAACGCCAGGCTTTTGTGCCGAGTTTGCGTTGATAAAGTAGCTGTTAGCGTACGCTGGGTCGTCCTTCTCCGCGTCGCCATCACGCAGGCCACCCTTTAAGTTCTTGGGTACCGCGCCACCGAAGTATGCAGACGCCGCGGCCTTGGTCTCTTCAAATGCTTTCTGGAGACGTGCGATGGTGTCCTTGTCAGACTTGGGGATGATGATTGATACGGAGTACTTCGGTGTGCCACCCTCGATTGAGGAGGCGGGTTGGAATACGTTCGCATATGAGAAACGAACTTTACCGGTTACAACTTTTACTTTAGTAGTGGCTTGTGCCATGTTGATTCCTTTATAACTGTAGAACTGGACTTCAATAGGGGCCAGTTCGTCTACCCTCTGCTAAATATACTAATGCAAACTTATTCACTTATATTTTTCACAATACGATAATCCCAATATTGCAACCGTCTTCTGTAGTAGTCCGCAAGTGTTTGCTCTTGGGTGTCTTGGATCTTTGACAGCTCTTCTTGTGATAACTTCTCTTCATGCGTCGTAGAATATCCCATGTTTCTCCATCGCCTTCTTCATCGCCATTGCCTGGATAAAATCAACTAAGTACTCTGGCTCGTGTAGCATCTCGGGATCTTCTGCCACCACGTCAAATATATTACCGATTGAGTCGCGGAGCATATTGACCTCATGCCTAAGACCACGTCCAGATAATCCATCAAAGTCTTTAATATACTTATCAATCATTAGGTCCGGGATATCAAACTCCGCACCGTAAAATTTTTCCTTCATATTATTTTGCGACCAGTACGAGCCCCGCGTTGCCAATTGCGTAACCTATAAACATGATGCCCGTACCAACGCCGCCCTTCAAAAATTGATCGATCGCCACGATAAAATACACGCAGCCCATTGCAGCTATTAGCCATGTGCTCATTTAAAGTCCTCCGACGCGGTCTCTTGGACGCGGACCAGTTTGGGCGATCCCTCTGGTCGCTGCACTAGCTCGCCTAGCCACGCCACAACCTGGCCCTTTGGTCTTAGCTTTTCTAGTGTCGCGATTGACTTGAGCTTTGGTGCCTCCCAGAGCTGTTCTTCTGGCACGCCCTTTTCTTTTAATACCTCAACCGCTAGTAGCTGGTCGGTGATTTTGCGGTGCGTTACCGTGGTCGATAACTTAAATCCGTTCGGTAGTTTGTTCTCGTTGACTGCTTTATCGAGTGCGTACTCTTCAACGTCCGCTACCCAGGTCCGTAGGTCCTGCGCCTTGGCTAGCACGTTGGCTAGTTCCTCGTCATCTAGCAGTGGCGGATCTTTAAACTCTTGCTTGGCTAGCTCTGTATTGAAATCAGAGCGGGCGCGGCACTGTGCCTTTGCACGACAGAACTGACAATGGTCGCCTGGAATAAATTCACCAGACCCACTCCACGCTTTCTTAGCCTTGGGCTTTACAAAGTAATTGGCCCAGTCTATGAGTTTATTAACGGTGGTGCCGTCAGTACTGATACTGTCCAGGCGAGGCTGGTGGATCGTGTAGGATACCTCTTTGATGTCCGGATACTCTTCTTTAAACTTGGCATAAGCACCCAACGCATATAGTCGTAGCTGGGTGTTATCGATCGCCGAGACAGGCACACCCTTTCCAAACTTGAGGTCGATGACGCGAATGGTGTGCTTAGAAAGTATAACCACATCGGCCGTACCAAATCCATCAGGCACCCAGTCAGAGAAGTCCACACGCTGCTCAAAGAGCGGGGTATCACCCTCACCGATTTGGCTACGCACATATAGAACGTAATTATCGACGTTAGCCTCGAAATCGTCGTTGTAGTAGGGTGTGCTTTTAACTGCGTTGTATTCTGTTTCATATTCCTCGGTTCCAATTTGTTGAAAATGTTGGCGGAGCTTTATCTCAGCTAGTGTGTGGGCAGTGGTGCCCTCCTGGCTAAAATCAAACGCATCTGAATTTTTCTTTGGTTCGGGGAGTGTTGCCTCTAGTCTGGCGCTTGGCGTACATGTTAGCCATCGTTTAGACCCGGAGGCAGATAAAAGAGCGTGTGCGGTCATCTTATTCTTTCAATTCAGTTTAGTCTATTACTACTAATGCAAATTTTGAGCTACTTTTCCTTTAATTTTGAATTATATTTTTTAAGGTATATTTGGGCGGATTTTAAAATATCAATAGAGTCTTTTGACATGCCCAAAAGTACGTTACAATTCGCACAAAGAAGTCCCCTTATGTTTCCTGTTGTGTGGCAATGATCAATATGCGTCCCTTTTTCAGTTTTAAACTCTGTATTACAAATTTTACATTTGTTGTTTTGAACCAATAACATTTCGTTAAATTTCTCCATAGAAATGTTATATTTGCTTTTTAAATCTCGTCTTTTTTGGTGTATTTTATGTTGTTCTGGATTATTTCTTTTCCAGGTGGCGATTGCCGTGTTTGCGCAAGGCTTACATTTATATGCAAGCCCATCTTTATGTGATTTGTCTTTGTAATACTCAGATAGTGGCTTTTCAATGCCACATTTGGTGCATTTCTTCATTGATACTCCTGATAGTAAGTTGGTGGACTAGCCAGTGATCAGGCACCGGCAGGGGAGCTACCCCGTTCGTCCATTGATGGTTACTGCTTTAATGCGTTAATCAAATCTGCTATCTCTTTATTAAAGTCGATCTTCGCCTCGATCTTCGCCTCTATTTTAGTGTCCCGCGTCTCTCTGTAATCCTGCTGGAACTGGCCACGTAGGGCAATCTCGGCCAGCCGGCTGTTGTATGCCTTGTTGTCGACGTTTGCCAGTAGCTCGCGCTCCCAGTACGCCTGTGCGTGGACCAGGGATAGGTCCAGGGCTTCGGCAAACTCTGGATACTTCTTCTTCCAGGTCTCCGCGGTGCCCTTTGAAATGCTTAGGTCGGACCAGATCATCTTTTGAGACGCGCCTAGCTTACCCAGCTCGATCATGCGATCGCACATGGCTGGATCGTACTTGGACGGGTTTGCTTTTTTAGTTGCCATTATTTTTTAGCTGTCTTTGCAGAGTCTTTAAATGCCTTGGATGTGGGCGCGCCAGGGTCACCAGGCTTGCGCATCTTCTCGCCGCTTCCGGCCTTGATACGTTCACGCTTTTTTTGGATGTTGGCGTATAGGCCAGGTTTAGTTGCCATATAATATCCCATAAGTTATGCACCAAAGCTCTAAACCTAACCGGTAGGTTAAGTATAGAGCGATGGACGCGATGATTAATTGGTGGAGTAGCACGGTACTGCCCCGTGGTCCGCTGGGTTGCATATTAGCCTTGGCCCCTCGTCAAAACTTTACCTACCCCATTGTAAAAAAGTCGCGACTTTTTTGTAAAGTGGTTCAAAAAAGTCGCAACCAATACTAAAATACTGCCGTGATGCGGTTAAAGCGCTTAACGCCGTCAACCAATTGAGCCTCGATCGTGGTGCTGATGAACTTGTTCATCTCCACGGCGTTGTCAATGATCTCGTGCATTGTGGGGAACTTGGGCGCGTTCTCGAGCAGTTTTTTACCTGCCTCGTCTGCCACTTCCCACGCCTTTAACTGGGCGTTGTATTGCTCGGTTAAGAACTCCTTGGAGGTCTTGAGTAAGTCATAGCGTAATTCAAATGGGTTCATTGTAAATCTCCTGTGTTTGTGTATGTAAAATAAGGCGTTCGGGTGTCTCCCGACAGCTTACTAGCCCTATATCTACTAATGCAAAATCTACTTCTTTTCCGCCCCATCTGGGTTAATTAATAGCCTGTCACGCTCTGCAGCGCGAGCTTTGGCCTCCTTAATTGACTCGTTGATGATTAGGCGGGTCACTGCCCCGGCCATCTCCTGGATCTGCTTCTCCTTGGCCGCTTCTTTGTCCTCCAGTGCCTTGTCTATATCGTTACGGATACCAGCCCGGTCCAACAAATCTTTAAGTTTCATCTTTTTGCGCCTTCTCAACGGCCTCTAGGTTTTTCTTTGCCTGCTCAACCTGGGGACCTGCTTGTATTTGAATTGCGTTAATAATGTTAACAACTTGAATAAACGGTGACTGCGCCAACACATTTAACAGCGTGTTGATGTCCTTTACAGAAAACTCTAGCGTCACGTTAAAATCATCTAATAGGTCTTTACTCATTTTTTACCTTTTTTTATTTTAAGTTCTACGTCCACATCTGGCTTATACTTAGCTAACTGTACAAAGTGGCCGTTGTGCACCATCTGCTCAAATCCATCCCACAGTCTTTGGTTCTGAAGTTTTGACGCGTACTTAATTCCACTGATGTAGTTGTACACGTCGTCCTCTGTCATGTGCTCGGCCTTGTCTAAGTACTGCCGTAAGAACTCGTCTAGGTAGTCTTCGACTTGGGCGCATTTCATAATGTCTTGCTCCAGGTCAAACCGATCGTACTCGCTCCATAGGTTCATTTCTTTTTCTTCCGTTTCTTTTTGTCAAAGTCATATACATACCACTCGCCGACGGCCTCAATGTTTTTTAACACGCGTTCAAACTGCTCTAGGTCTTCTTGTTCAAAGTCTTTTAGTTTCTTCTTAGACTTTAAAACCTTTATGTTGTCGTTTAGCGAGTGATACGTGTCTAGTAGGTGTGCCTCCATAATTGCATCGGCCGTGTCCCAGTCTACCGTGATGGTTAGCCCCTGTATCATAGTAGGTACCCCATGAGCGTTAACGTCGCGCCAAGCGTGATAATGCAATTGATAACTATTCGTTTCCAGGGCTCGCATTCTGGTTTAAAATTATCTACCACGCTGTATGCCAATATGCCGGTAATCATTAGTGCCGTTCCAATGCCTATAATCATTTTAATCTCCGTTCTATTTCTCTGTCAATGTACCACCGTGCCTTACGTAGATCTTCCACTGCATCATTCTTAAGGTCGGCGCGCCAAATGTATTTCACTGCGTTACCCAAACAAAAGCCCATGTGCTCGGTGATCTGTATGCACTCCACACCACTGGGGTGTGCCGTGTAGTGCTTAGGCTTGTTTACTGGATCGTTCACGTCTCATCTCCCTTAGGTGTGTTTGCATCGTAGTTACCTCGTCCATTGTCTCGCACTGCCAGACGCCCATCAACTTCTCAAACCGACTGTGGCTCAGGTCAATGTCTTCGACGCCCATTAGCGTCTCCATCATGTACTTGTCCTTGTATAAATACTCTACAATAAAGTGGCTCATAGCTTTAATTCCTTCCTGATAAGTTCGATGCCCTTAGCAAAATGATAGCGCCAGTATTTCTCTGTCACACAAACGTCTGTGTACGTTAACCCGTCTAAAAATGACTCGATAATAAACTGTTGCTTGGGTGGCAACTTATCTGATATCAGTCGACGTATGTCTGAGATATCTTCCGGGTCCCAGGGTAGCCACCCCTCGATAATGTTCGAGGATATGCCCTCGCTCTCGTCTTGCTCGATTGGGTCCGGGTCCTCATCGCTGAGTCGCGGGGCTGTTGCGCTAACTTTGTATATTGTGATTTTCTTCATACGTAACTATACTAATGCAAAATTTAGGGCGTTCAGCAGGGCATCCTGCAAATTTATTTTTCCGTCCAATACCTTAATTACCTGCTCGTCGATGCTGTTAGACACGGCTAGGTGGTGGATAATGACGGGTTTCTCTTGGCCTTGGCGGTAGATCCGTGCGTTTGCCTGGATATAATTCTCACTGCTCCAGGGTAGGTCATACCAGACGGTCTGCGCCGTCTCACCTACGTTGCACTGTAAGTTCAAGCCAATGCCACCAGACTGCGGGTGGGCTAATAGCATACGGATCTTACCATCGCGCCATGCCTGGATGTTGTTATCGTCTAGTACCACTGCGTGGGGGAATTGATCCTGGATCCGTTGCAGTGAGTGCTTGAAGTGATAGAACACCAGCGTGGGCGCCGAGGATTCCTCCATAATCGACTCGAGGTACTCCAGCTTGGCGCGGTGGACTTCCTGCCACGATCCATCCTCTGCGTAGACTGCGCCGGATGTGAACTGCAATAGCTTACCGGCTAGGGCCGCGGCCGTTGGCGCGGTGATTGTCTCCGATCCAATGTTGGCGACCATGTCCTTTTTAAGTGTGTCGTATTGTTTACGCTCTGCCGTGGTTATGTCTACCTTGTGATACAGTTCGGTTAATTTTGGTAGTGTCAAATAATCCTCGGCCTTTAGACTAAAACAAATATCTGCGATCTTGTCCTGGATAACCTTGTCCATGCCCTGCTTTATCCTCCAGCTATATACCACGCGTGTATGGCGGTTAAATTGGTCCGGCTCCATGTACTTATCTCTGAACCGGGTCAGGGACGTCTCTAAACGGCTCCCTAGGTCCAATATACCTACCTGGGACCAGAGATCACCTATCCCTTGGGGGGTAGGGGTGCCTGTCAGGATAATGCGCCTCTCGAAGCTCTTTAAGTGTTTTTTCAAGCTCTTGAATCTTTTCGTCGAAGGATCTTTGAAGCGACTCGACTCGTCGATTATCAGATTGTTGAATTGCATCTTTGGTTGATCCAACAACCAGATCAAGTTCTCGAGATTGACTACGTACACGTTCGAAGAACTCTTCAACGCTGTCAACCGTTGAGCCGGTGTCCCGAGTATCTTTGCTATCTTTAGGTGTTGCAGGTGTTCCCATTTCTTTGCCTCCGTGTCCCATACTGTCTCCGCTACCCTCTTTGGCGCTACGATAAGAGTTTTCCCCTTGAGTTGCTCCGCGATAATCGTTAGCGTCGTCGCTGTTTTCCCAAGGCCCGGCGGTAAAAACAAACCCAAGCTGGGAATTGTCTTGGCCTGCTCGATTAGATTTTTTTGGTATTGGTGTAAGCTGTTCCGGTCTAACATTTTTTTCCACTTCCTTATATTTTTCGTATAACCAATCCGCAATTTTGTATAGTTCTTTGTAGCTTACGTTTTGTTTTATTTTGTTTGCTAGGTTACTAATAATACAGACGTTACCCTTGACGTAGCCATACTCAGACTTTATTTTATCCAACGACGGCGCATTTTCTGTATTTGCGTGACCTTCTCCAATTTTGCCCCATGATAGCTCCATATCAAATATGGGGCACCTGTCTGTCTTAATTGACTTAAGGTACTCAATGTCAATATCAAACGGTAGATTATCTCGACGGGCCCGGTGAAGCGCGTTTTTATACATTATCTCAATGTGGGCGTCTTCTTTCGTTTTGCTGTGGTATAGTTTTGGGTACCAATAATTACTTTGCCAAAAATAGCCAATAAAAATTCTACCGGTCGGATGGTGGATATCGCCGTGTTTGTAGTCGGTTGGTTTAGGTGGTCGCGTCACGGATGAACTCCTCAATGTCTTCGTATGATCGTAGTATGTACACCGGAAAGCCGGCCTCGCCGAGCTGGTCAAATACTAAGATCTGCCGGGCCGATAGCTTTCCGTCTGCTGTCTTTAGCTCAACCAAGTGGACCTGATTGTTCAGAAACACTAGCCGATCCGGCACCCCCGCCACTGTGGATATCCACTTGAACGTTAGCCCCTTGCTTTGTGTTACCCTTTTTACGAGATATTTTTCGATCTGCTTTTCTAGCATTATTATTTTTCTCCGCCATCGTTATCTTAAACAATTGTCGTACCAGTGACTCGCTAAGATAGGCGCGCGTCTCCCCCTTGATGCCATCATCTTCGCCGATGTACTCGGCCAAATGATCAATTGCGTGGCTGACCTCGTGCGCGATAGCGCCGACTACCTCGTCGATGCCGTCGGTGAGTGCCTCTAAGTTAAACACTAGGATCACCAACGCGTCCTGTCCGTCGCCGATTAGGTGCGTCTCTGCTACGCCAATGTCCAAGGCCTCGGCCTTCATCGTAACCTTGTGGTCTTTTAGGATCTGCTGGAATACAGTATTTGAAAAGCATACCTTCATCACATCGGGATAAAAGCCAACGTCTAGTTTGTAGTAGTCGTATTTTTTCATTCTAAAAACACTGGCGTGGTCTCACCCACCCAGGCCCCCTTCATGTTGAACT